CTATTGATAAAGACAATGCACCAGGTGTTAAGATTGCAAAGATCAGAGCAAAAGATGATGATTCTAATAAAGTTGTTGACTTAAAAACAAAACTATCAAAAGAAAAAGACACCGATAAATTAGAGGCACAAATTATTGATTTAAAAGGTAAGTTAGCTTTAGTAAATCAACAATTAGAAAATGAAAAGAATAAAGTCGTGAAACCTCAACCAAATCCTGATACAGGAGAAGTACCTTTACGAACTGGCATTGCGGCTGCACTACTCGACAAGAGCGCTAAGAAAAAAGTAAAAGATGTTCTTAATAGAGTTAAACAGAAAAAAGAAATTAAAGTTGGTGGTAAGACTAAAGTTGATATTGATCCAGATATGGATATAGGTCAATTTTCAGGCGGAAATAAAACTCCTACTTCTAACTTAGGATAGTCTATGAAAGATTATCGAATTCTTTATCGAGAGGCAAAAGGAGATTTGCCTCGTATCTACTGTGATATGGATGGAGTCTTGGCTGACTTTATGGTTGCTGCTAAAATGGCAACAGGTACGACATTCACCCAAGATGAGACTGATAAACATTGGAAGAAGATAAGAAATACTAAAAACTTTTGGTCAAATATGCCATGGATGAGAGATGGAAAACAACTTTGGAATTATATTAAAAAATATAATCCACATATCTTATCTGCATACACGATTGAAGATCCTAATTGTAAACCAGGTAAAAATGCATGGTTAAGAAAAAATCTAGGGTACACGCAAAATTTTATGATAAATTTAGTGAGGCGTAGAGAAAAGAAGAACTTTGCCATGAAAAGTAGTGATGATAAAAGACAACCTGCAATCTTAATTGATGACTATCCTAAAAATGTCGATCAATTTAAAGCCGCTGGGGGCATTGGTATACTACATACTTCTGCTTCAAACACTATTTCCCAGCTGAAGAGATTAGGATTTTGATAAATAGTAGTGTTATATAACAAACGAAATACAACTTATTAATAAGGAGAGATTAAAATGGCAATATGGGGAAAAACGAGTGGAGCTGAAAGTAGACCTAAGAATCTACCTATGGATTCCAACTCTGGTTATTCCCGAGAGTTTGTAACTGCAAATAAAAAAGGTTGGGTTTTTCAACCTGGTGTAGCAAGTGCTGCAACTGGTAATGATAATACAAGTGCAGACCCAGAAATTTTAATAGCAATTAGAAATTTATCGGTAACATTCAAATCTGGAAACTTAATGTCAATTGACTGGGCTGATGGCGCTTACGCTGATGCTGCAGACTTTGATTTAATTCTAACATTTGATGAAAACATTACAGTTACTAGTGCGGCTGCTACAGCTAACCAAACTATAACAAACAAAGTATTTATTCTACTAACAGAATTAGGTGCAACTGACATGGCGTCAGACGGTACTATTGCGTGTCAATATAAGTCTGGTACAGGAACAAATGCAATAACATTCAGAGGAAGAAGAAGTCAGACTGCTGCAGGTTTCTTAGCATTCCATGATAACTTTATTCATGTAAACGGTACTGCAACAATGCAATCAGATGATGAAACTTTTTCTGGTATATTGTCAGAAACAGATGGCGGTCAAGCAGACGATAGTATCGTCTTAGATGCCTCTGGTGGTGCTTCTGGTACAGTTGCTGGTGCATTAACAGCTTCAACAACAGTTACAGTTGATGGTGTTAGTGGAACAATCGCTGTTGGACAAGTAGTTACAGTAAATGGCGCTGGTGGAACACCTGCTGCTTCAATTACTGCTGCTTTCGATAGTGATACAGGAATAAGTACAGATAATACATTAACAATCACAGCGGTTGAGGATCAAACTGAATTTACAGTTTCAGAACCAATTACAGTTGCAGACAATATTAACTTATTGTTTTCTGCTGACGCAGGTGAGGGTATTGAACAGAATAGTGTTTCAATGTCATTAGAAGGCGCTGACGGTGCAACTAGTGTTGTTGGAGATCAAGCATATAGAACTGGTTTTGGTGTTGATACACAAATCGGAAGAGTTGGACTATTAGAGGACAACGATGGATTTATTATCAATGAAGATACTAGTGGTGGAGATGTTAGAGTAGGGGCTGAAGAATTTACTACTGACGCTTCTGGTTTAGTAACAGAAACACAATCAGGTTCTGCTTCTGGAAGTGCTGAAATACTAAAAGGCGTTACTACTTTATAATAAGTGGTAATAAGTCTTATAAATAATTTGTAGAGGGGCAATTTCGCCCCTTTGCATTTGATCCCTGACGAGATAATTTCAATGTCTGGGCTAACATTCCCCGAATACATAAGGGGTTTAAATATGGAGAAATAATAAAATGGCTGATAAAAAAATCACGGCATTAACTTCATTAGGAGTTGCTACTGCAAGAGAAGACTTGCTTCATGTAGTTGATGATCCTTCTGGAACGCCAATTAATAAAAAAGTAACGATTGCTGAAATGGTTAACGCTTTAGCGGCACCTGTTGCTTTAGCTGATACTGCTGCAATTACAGCAACTGCTGCTACTAATGGTGGAAGAACAAACGTCTTCCCTAACACTGGACAAAATACAACTGTAACATTACCAA